TCTGGGGACTCGAAGGCAGTGATGACATTCCCGAGATCGACATCAAGGTTGATTCCGTGGCTGTCACAGCTATCACCAAGAAGCTCAAGGCTAAGTGGACTCCGGAATTGGGACAAGATCTCAATGCCTACCACAACCTTGATGCTGAGGTTGAGTTGACCCAGATCCTCTCTGAGCAGATTGCTCTTGAGATCGATCGCGAGATCCTTGAGGACCTCGTCCGTGGTGCAACCGCTGGTGTTCGTTACTGGTCCCGCTCCCCTGGCGATTTCGTCAACCGCGAGACTGGTGCTGCAATTGGTGCCAGTGGTGCCCCTGACTTCACCGGTAACGTGTCTGAGTGGTACGAGACCCTCATTGAGACAATCAATGATGTCTCCGCTCAGATCCACCGCAAGACTCTCCGTGGTGCTGCTAACTTCGTCGTCTGCGGACCCGAAGTTGCCAACGTCCTTGAGTTCACTGCCGGCTTCCGTGCTAACGTGACCGCTGATAGCGATCGCGGCGACGCGGGTGCTGTCAAGGTTGGTTCCCTTTCGAAGAAGTTCGACATTATGGTCGATCCGTACTTCCCGCGCGAGTTGATTCTTGTCGGCCGCCGTGGTAGTTCCTTCCTTGAGAGTGGTTACGTGTATGCACCTTATGTGCCGCTGCAGACTACACCGACGATCTTCGGCGTCGAGGACTTTGTGCCTCGTAAGGGTGTCATGACCCGTTACGCCAAGAAAATGGTGCGTCCTGACATGTATGGTCTAGTTGTTGTTAAAAGCCTAGTCTAGCATAAACCGACGTAAGGTCAAAATAGTGAAAGCCCCGTCTCTTTTGAGGCGGGGCTTTCTATTTAGTAGTGTATAAATAGAGGAACTCCACATGGCAATCCCCAATCTTCAGCCAGCATCAACGTCTAATGCCAACATTCTGGCTGCCACCGGCAGCATTTCAAAAGTTGCCGCAACACTTCCATTTGGAATGTATGCGGAGTCGAACGCGTTTCTTTCGGGTGCAGCAGATCAAGTTGCATACACTTACAAGAAGCTAGGCGGAGATATCTTGGATATCGAACTGGCAGAAGGTAATGTATACGCGGCATACGAAGAATCAGTTCTGGAATATTCCTATCTGATTAATCTACATCAAAGCAAAAACTCTCTGTCTACCTTTTTGGGTGCCGCAACAGCTTCATTTGATCAGAACGGACAAATTGTAGAGGGTGATGCCCTCTCGGGGTCCAATGTTGCCCTAAACTATCCGCGATTTGATTACGGATACGTCCGACGCATCTCAGAAGGNCTGGCGACAGAAACTGGTATGGGCGGCCTAGTTCCCATCTACTCAGCGTCTGTGGACCGCGTGAGCCAACAACAAGATTATGATCTGCAAACTATTTTATCAGCATCATCTGCGACCGACACCGCGGTCCCATATTACGGAAAGATAANAGACAAGAGGCTTATTATTCGTAAAGTGTTCTTTAGGACTCCCCGTGCAATGTGGAGATTTTATGGTTATTATGGCGGCTTCTCGGTTGTGGGCAATATGAGAACGTATGGACAATACGCCGATGACTCAACGTTTGAGATAGTGCCGGCCTGGCAGAACAAGCTTCAGGCCATGGCATATGAAGATGCCCTGTGGACCCGGATATCCCACTACTCCTATGAGATCAAAGACAATATGTTGCGTATATATCCTCAACCGGATGCCACCAGTCCCGAAAAGTTCTGGGTTCAATTCACAATTGATAAAGAATATCAGCCTTGGGAGGAGACCGGTCGAGGTAATCAGGGTACGGACGGCATCAACAATATGAATACCCTCCCGTTCCAAAATATTCCATTTGAGAACATTAACTCAATCGGAAAGCAATGGATTCGTCGATTTGCTCTCGCTCTCGCAAAAGAGATGTTGGGNCAAGTTAGAGGAAAGTTTTCAACGGTCCCNATCCCAGGNGAGAGCGTCACACTAAATGCGTCTGATCTNTTGTCGCAGGCCCGCACCGAGCAAGACAACCTGAGAAACGAGCTGAAGACTCTCTTGGATGAGATGACATACGAGAAGTTGACAGTACAGGATTCATCAATGCAAGACGCAACCGAGAAGATCCTTAAGAACGTGCCAACTGGTATTTACGTAGGATAATTAAATGTCGAGAAGCAAAAGAACAGAAAAAGAGATAAAAAATAAAGAAAAGAATAAGTTTGATTATGTGGGAGATAAGAATGTTGCTTCCCATTTAGGAGAGATAGAGTTCGCCCCTTCAAATCTTGAAACAATTGATGGAGCAATGCTTCGCTTCATTGATGAAGATCTTAACTTATCGGTGACATCCAATAAAGGATTCACAAAGGTTCCTGTTTTGTGGGTCACCGCAGAACGCGCCTATCAAATAAAGCAAAACAAGGACATAAGAGATTCTGAAGAGACGCTTATCCTGCCGTTAATAACGATCAATCGGTCCTCGGTTGTAAAAGAGCCAAACTTCCGCGGCACCGTTTATGCCAACATATATCCAGAACCCGATGCAAAGGGTGGGGTTATCACCATCGCGCGTCAAATAAACCAAAAGAAGACGGCCGAATTTGAAAATGCTGCCGCATCTCGCGGCCGCGGCATTAATGGAGATGTAGCGACCAAATCCAAAAATACAAACAAAAGAAACATGTCTGCATCCAAGACGGTTTATGAAACAATAACGATACCTCTCCCGGTTTGGGTTAAGGTGTCGTATGAGATTTCTTTGCGTACTGAATACCAACAGCAGCTCAACTCGCTTATAAGCCCATTCTTTACGATCTCCGGAAACTCCCGGATGCCCAAGAGAATCGAGAACGAAGGTCATTTTTATGAAGTCTTTATCGACGGATCATTTGCAGACGCTTCTAACAAAGCGGCCCTAGGAATGAAGCAGAGAAACTATGAAACCACAGTTAAAATCGATGTTTTGGGGTATCTGGTAGGCGAGGGCGAAAACCAAGAAAAGCCTAAAATCGTACGACGCCAAAACGCGGTCGAGTTCAAGATCGGAAGAGAAAGAACTGTAATGGGAGACATCCCCAGATCAACAAAAGATGGATTTTACAGAGAATAATTCTATTCAGCCTATTAAGTACTATTTACTTTGAACATTTTCGCAATGTAGGAGACCATAACTAATGTCAGTTAAAAAGTTTAAATTTGTATCCCCCGGAGTTTTCGTCAACGAGATCGACAACTCTCAGATTCCTGCTTCCCCGGCAGGCATCGGCCCGGTCGTCATTGGACGCGCCGAAAAGGGACCTTCCCTTCGCCCAATCACGGTGAACTCGTTTGAAGAGTTTGTTAACGTATTCGGTACCCCCGCTGCTGGCGGCGCAGGTGACGATGTGTGGCGCGAGGGTACGGACAAATCCGCTACCACTTATGGAGCGTACGCNGCGCAGGCATACCTCAAAAACAGCTCCCCTCTAACCTACATTCGCCTCCTCGGAACACAGACCACTGCTGACGGTGGCCCTGCAGCAGGATCCGCTGGAGAAGCCGGCTGGTCCATGGACAACGCATATGGCTTATTCGTTTTTGAAGACTCNGTAGCTNGCNCCGCGGGAGCCCCCATCCAGTTGACAGGTGCTTTGGCTGCCATCATTTATGGCGCCTCGGGTACTACAATCGAACTGTCTGGTAACCTGATTGCTTCTGGCTCCGGAACGGCCGGCGCCGGCGCAGCCGTAATTTCTTCGGTCGCTAACACCGGCAGCATTATGGTCGCTACCGATACAGGTACTTCCTATGAGTTCAAGATGCTTATCAAGAACGGCTCCGACGAGACGACATCAACAATCAACTTTACTGAGAACAGCTCTCGCTACATCCGCAAGGTCCTCAACACAAACCCACAGATGACTAACTCCGATGTCGTCGCGAGTGGTGGCACGACAGAGAATTACTTCTTGGGCGAGACGTTTGATCGTCACCTTAAGGCAAACATCACTGCCGCCGGCTCCGCGCTCGGCCGGACGTTCGGCGCTGTTGTAAAATTACAGCACGACGGCGACGTCTCCGGTTCTAATTTCGCAGGATCAGGTGCAGACGCATCGTCAGCACAGACGCCCACGATCATCTCCAATCGTACGTCTCCTTCGGCTGCCCCGGTTGGCTTGCTTGCTATTCACGCCCTCGACAACCCGGGCGACTGGTCTAACCGCAACATCAAGGTTTCAATCCAGGACATCCAGCGCTCCGCTACCGGCGAGTCCGGCTACGGATCCTTCAGTGTTGTCGTCCGCTCCTTAAGCGACTCCGACAACACTGTCCGCGTCATCGAGCAGTTCAACTCCTGTGATCTTAACCCTGATTCGCTCAACTACGTTGCGCGCAAGATTGGTAACCAGTACATATCTTGGGACGAAGACGAGCGTCGCTACGTCCAGAAGGGCGACTGGCAAAACAACTCCAAGTTTATCCGCGTGGAGATGGATTCCGATGTAGATGCAGGCCTCGCCAAGCCAAGCCTACTTCCTTATGGTTTCCGCGGTATGGTCAAGTATGACGATGAGGAGCTTGACTCGGACACAGGTGCTAGCACAACCGGCAACTGGGTTTCTGGTTCCAATGGCGGCGGACTTCCGGTCCTCGCCAGTGGCGCCTTTGTTACAGGTTCTGTTTTCGCCATCACCGCGTCTGCAGCCACGAACCACGACCTTGCAGTCAAGATCCTATACCCGGCACCCGAATTGCGCGTCAGCGCTTCTGCCGGTAACCTAAGCAACCGCACGGATGCTTACTTCGGCTTCCAGACCGCGGTGGACGCTGGTTCCACCCGCTTCGCCAAGTCAACAATCGACCTTCTTCGCCCCCGCGGCGGAATCGTCGGCTCTATGCACGGTGTTGCCACAGGACGCGAGCGATCCGTTGAGTTTACACTTGATGATATCATCTCATCGGGGTCTAGTATCACTGGTGTATGGGTCAGTGGCTCACACGCAGGGAATGTGACCAGCCCTATGGGCCCCGGAGTCGTCAGTTCCTATACCTTCACCGACGGTATCGCGGGTGTCCTAGACGCAGGCTACGACCGCTTCACGGTCCCGATGTACGGCGGATTTGACGGAGTGAACATTACAGAAATGGATCCGTTCAACAACCGAATCCTCGACGGCATTGCCAGCATCGACGACAAGAGAGCTACGCATTCAACTCAATCCGCAGAGCGATGGATTCAGTTGCCGACCCGGAAGTGGTTGAGATGAACTTGGCAACAATGCCGGGTCTCCGCCATGAGGGTTTGACAACGAACCTAGTCAACATTTGTGAAGACCGCGCAGACGCACTAGCCATCATCGACGTCGCTCAGGGCTACTTGCCCCGCGAGCAGTCAAACGAGTCAGCAGCCGACCGTCGCAAGAACACATCTAGCGAGATCCTGTCGACTGTTAACGCTATGCGAGACAGAGGCCTCAACTCCTCTTACGGCTGCACATTCTACCCGTGGCTCCGCGCACGTGACACCCTAAGTGGTGCCAACATCTGGATCCCGCCGTCTGTCGCAGCACTCGGTACCTTCTCTAGCTCCCAGCGCAAGACGCAGGTCTGGTTCGCACCAGCCGGCTTCAACCGCGGTGGACTGACAGAAGGCTCCGCTGGTATCCCGGTCGTCGACGTAGCCCACCAGCTGCGCCGCAAGGACCGTGATGACCTCTACGGTGCCAACGTTAACCCGATCGCCAAGTTCCCCGCAGAGGGAATTGTGATCTTCGGTCAGAAGACCCTACAGGTTACGCCTTCGGCACTTGACCGCATTAACGTGCGTCGCTTGATGATCTTCGTGAAGAAGCGCATCTCGCGGATGGCAGCAGGCATCTTGTTCGATCCAAACATTCAGGTTACTTGGGATCGATTTACTGCAACAGTCAATCCATTCTTGCAGTCTGTTAAGTCCAANTTCGGTCTCTCTGACTTCAAGGTNGTGCTTGACAATACTACGACAACTCCCGATCTGGTCGATCGCAATATCATGTACGCCCAGATCTTCTTGAAGCCCGCCCGCGCTATCGAATACATCGCGATTGACTTCAACATTACAAGAACGGGAGCCGCATTCGTAGATTAAAAAATAAAGCGGGGGGTTTATCCCCCTCGCACTATTTAAATTAGATCTAACAGGAGATTAAAACAATGGCATTTTGGAACGAAGCAGCATCAGAACCGCGCAGAGCACATAGATTTCT